TGTGGACCTGATCCTGCGCACACCATACCGGCCGGCGGCGCTGCCGCACAAAAGAGCCTTAAAGAAGCGCGCTCTCGATCACTCTCAGTCAGATCAAAATCCTCTTGCATGACGGGCGGCAACCACAGAAGGCGTCCAATCGCATGCGCCGCCAAAACCGCCGTTAAAGCCCGCGTCAAAACCGGAATGACAGTGTCACCCATCATCCCGCTGGACCTCCTGCTGAGCCCGAAAAAACGTCGCGACGTTCGGGGGGCGCGGGAAGAGCCGTCACGCCAGCCTTGAGCGCGTTCCGGCTCATCCCGCAAGCCAAAATTGAACACGGGTGCCCGCCCCGTCAAAATATCCCCCCATCGACGGTGATGCCATCGATGGTTCCGCCTGTGATGGCGATGTTGTTCGCATCTTGGGCCGCCAATGTTCCAAGCCCGAGGGTCGCCCTGCCCGCCGCAGGGTCGGCATCGTCAATCAGCGAGCGGCCAAAAGCCGTGAATGTGGCGAGGGCAAAACTGTCAGGGCCCGTGGCGTAGGGCAGCCGATCGGGGGCCGTCGCAAGCCCGGCGAATGCCGTGAGTGTTGCGTCGAGCGGCTGAGCGTCCGAAATGCCGTAACCCGCCAGCGTGGTTGGATTGGCTCCAGCAATGACACGCCCAAACGTGTCGACGGTCACCGAGCGGTAGGCCCCAGCCACGACGCCCGTGGCGGCAAGGTCGATGCTGTCGGCGTTGACCAAGATGCGAGCCGACGAGGCAGTGACGAGATCGATCGTGTTCCCGGTCTTCGTCAGGCCAGCGCCGGCCACGACCTGCCCGGCTCCGCTGAACGGGACGAAGGTGACGGGTGTGCTGCCGAGCGCGCCCCCTGCATCGACCGTGCAGAGAAACCCCATGTCGGCATTGACTGTCCCCTGTTCGACGAAGAGGTAGGCCGAGACCAATTCGCCCCATGCGTCCATGTCAGGCGAGCGCGCCCATGCGCCCGCGGCGACCACATAGACGCCGTTCTGGCTCGCGGTCGTCTGGTCCTTCACCAGAACGCGTTCGCCCGATAGGAGCGCCACCCCGTCGATGGTCATCGTGCCTGAGAGCGAGGCGATGTGCCCGGTCGAGGCGGCCTTGACGGACTGCTTGGGATCTAGGCCCTGCACAGCGAGATCCACGTAACTTTTGGTCGCTGCATCCTGAGCGGCCATCGGATCGCCGAGGCCAGTGATCTTGCGCGCATTCAGCGCCACGTCCGCGGTCGGTTGCGCCAACTGGTCGAGACGCGTGCCGAGAACAAAGGCGGTGGTGGCGAGTTGGGCGGTATTCGTGCCGCTCGCGGCCGTCGGTGCGGTGGGCGTTCCAGTAAGAGTGGGAGAGGCGAGGGGCGCCTTCCCGTCGAGCGAAGCCTGAAGGCCGCTCACATCGGCGATGGTGTGGGCGTGCGAAGAGGCGGCCTTTGCGTCAAGTGCGGTTTGCAGCCCCGTGACATCGCCGATTGCATGATTATGTGCGCTTGCCGCCTTGCCGTCGAGAGCGCTCTGGAGCCCGGTCACTTCGCCAACGCCGTGAGCGTGGCCTGCAGCCGCGAACGCACTGGCGTTGGACGTTGCAGCCGTTCCGAGCCCAAGCGTCGTCCGCGCGCCTGCGGCGTCGGCGTCATCGAGCAATGCCAGGCCGAACGCTGACGCCTGCGCGTCATCAAGCTTGCCGTCGAGGGCGGCCTGCAGCCCGGTGACGTCAGCGACGGAATGGGCGTGGCTGCTCGGCGCCTTGCCCGACAGCGCCGTGTCGAACTGCGATTTGCGCACCAGATCGGTCGCGCCCGAGGCGTCCTGAGACGATTTCGGAACGAGCGAGAACGTCTTCGCCCCGCCGATGGTCTGGACTGTCGAGAGATCCGCAAAGGCCCCTGCGCCCGCCAGCGCGACGATCGAAGTCGCGTTGCCGGATCCATCATCGCCCTTGCCCACGTAGAGCGTGTTGTCGATTTCGTTGTGGGCCAGTTCGGCGGATTTCAGGGAGCTGGGCGCGCCGGCGGCGCCGGAGGCGCGTCGCTTGATGCGAATGACATTCGCCATCGGGGAATTCCTTCTCGGGTTGTGGAAGATCAGAAATTACCGCCGTCGATGACGATGGCGGCGTCGAGATGTCCGGGCGGGCCCGGCTCGCCCCTCTCGCCCTTCAGTCCCTGCGGCCCGCTCGGCCCCGGAATCCCCCGGACTTTGATCGTGACGGGCGCCATAAGCGCGCGAACCTTGATGGGCCCACTCGCCCGGATCGGGCCGGCATGCGCCTTGACCTCGACCCGCAGCTCCATCAAAGGCCTCGCGTGACCGGACGAACGACGGGGATCTCAAGGATGAAGTTCAGGTGCCGGTCCGGCTCCAGATCGGTCCGCACAAGATCCATAACGACGCTGCCCGCCGGAATATGCACCGTGACCGCAGGCGGCAGCAGCACTTCCACAATGGTGTCGGTGATCCGATTGAGACCGCCGTTGGCGGTGGTCAGGGTCGCGATCACGGCCCCCGCGCTGACCTTCCCGCGCACCTGGGCCGTCAGCGCGCAACCTGCCGGAAAGATCGGACTGTCGGCTTCCAGTTGCAGGCGATACTCGTAGCCCGCGACAATGGCTGGACCTTCCGAAACCGATACGCTCAAGGCGTCCACCCGCAGAGTTTCGCGCCGGCCTCATTGTGGGCGAGGATCTGCTCCTTCGTCGGACGGGTCAGAGCATCCTGAGCGGAGGGCCAGATGGGCCTCGCCCAGTCGCAATCGCTCTTGAGACGGGCGTCAGTCGCGCATCCAGCGACGCAGACGCCGATCGAGAGCAGGATCGCTGCTGTTTTGCACTTCATGCCTGATCTCCTCTGATTGCCGCATGGCGCGATCGCGCGCAGCCTGTCGCTTCGCCTCCCAGGCGGCCTTTCCGGCGGCGCGGCCCCTGAGCCACGCGATCCCAAGGGCGGCGAATACACCCGCCCCCAAAACGGCCCAGCCCGACAGGCGCGACCAGGCGGCGCCCAACATCGCAGCGAGAAAGCCGCTCATGGCGTCTTCCCCGTGCGGTAGTCCTCGATGCGGGCGGCCTTCGCCTTCCAGGCGAGCGCGATGAGGACGAGGAAGATGGCGGCCCCAGCCCACGGCAGGATTGGCGGCAACCAGTCGGTGAGGTTCAACAACGCGAAGCTTCGTTCGGTCACGTCGCGGGCGCGTTCGGCTGTCTCGAGCGCGGGGGCGAGGGCCGAGGCGGCGGTTCCCACAAGGCCGAAGACCCCGGTGGCGATCTGGGCGTCGGCCGCCTTCACGATGCGCGAGCGTTTTGGCTTTCCCATCGCTCGCTCGGGGGAAACGTCGCGGGGTTTTGCACGCGGCAGCGCGTCGGCAAGCGTCTGATCGACATCGGGGCTCAAGCCCAGTCCGTTGTCTGCGCGAAAGGCGAGGACCGCTGCGCGCATTCGGGGACCGTAGCGACCGTCGATGTGGCCCACCTCGTGATAGCCAAGCTCCTTGAGCCGCTGCTGGATGACCTTGATCTGCGGGCGCGGCGCAGCGTCGACTGCGATCGGGCGACGGATCCCGAGCACCCGCGATCTTGCATAACGGGTGAGCGTGACGGCGTTGGACTGGTTCCCGCCCAAGACTTCAACGTGTGTTCCTGCAGTATTCAGGAAGAAGGCGACGTGCCCCTGCCAGGAAGAAGATCCGCGCGTGAAGACGATGATGTCGCCCTCGCGCGCCTCATCGAGACTGGCGACTTTCTCGCCCCAGAGGAGATACGATCGGGCGTTCAGTTTGCGTGTGGAGGCGATCCCGCATTTTTCGAGGCAGTGACCGACGAAGGCAGCGCACCAGGCGACCTCGTCATGCTCGACCCAATCATGACCGACAGTGCGGTACATCTCGATGATCGTCGGGTTATCGGCAGACCCCGGAACTTCCCGGGCGCCGAGATAGCTTTTCGCGAATAGAATGGGCGTCATCGGACAATAGCCTCCTCTCGCCGGAGGCCGTTTGACCGCCAGCGTCAGTTCGATTTCGGATTGGAATTTTGGGTGTTGTCGCTGCCCGTCAGGACGGCAGCTTGGTCAGGCGCTCGAGCAGAAAATCGTAGAGCTTGTCGATCTTGCCCTCGATGGCGTCGAAGCGCTTGGCGATCGAGGGCTGGTCAATCTTGGCGACGTCAAGTTCGAGCATGCCGACGCGGGCGCGGATGTCCTGAAGGTCAGATTTGATCGTGGCGATGTCTTTCACCACCTGCTGGCCGCGATCGGGAACGAGCGTCTCCCAGAGCTTGACAATAGCGAGCAGCGCGCCGGCGACGCCGCCCAGGCCAACAATAAAGTAAACCACCGTGGGCAGGCCCGCGGTCCAATCCGGCGCCATGAGCCCCCTCCTATCGCGTGTCGGTTGCAGCGCCCTGCCGGGGCGCTTTCAGATCGAGCGTGGTGACGAAGCCTCCCCCGCGCGAATACGTGTGCGTGACGGTCTCGATGCGCCATGCGCCGTCGACGCCGGGTCTTGCCCCAGAGACGATGCAGAGACCGTCGGGAACGGCGCTTGCATCGCCCTCGATCGTCACCGATCCCTCGCCAGCGTCGCGCTCAGAAGTCGCCTTGTCGGAAGCGGCCTGTTGTCCGGCCTCGGCCTGATCGGCCTGCGCATAGCGATGAACGTGGCGGGCCGTGACGGCGAGCAAGGTCTTCTCCTCAACGTCTTGCCATGCCGCCTTGTTGGCATCGTACCAGCGGGTCAGTGCGGCGGCGAACTGCGCGCGCCCCAGAGCGGGCGCCATGTCCCAGCTGTGCAGGTTTCGCCCGAAGGCCGCCGTCACCGTGGGCGTGTATGCGCCGGCTCGTTTCGAGAGCCAGGCCTTGCGGCCCTGCACACGGAAATTGCCGCCGATTTCCCGGGCCAATCGCTCGCCCAGATGAATAAAGCTCTCGTCGCGCATCTCGACATAGGCGCGCCGGATTTCTCGAAGCTCCGGATCGACATCGACATCGGTGACGCCAGCTGAGGCGCCGGCCTCTTTCAAGATCCCGGCGATGGTCTTGTTATCGAAGTGACGCTGCTGCGGCTCTTTCGGCTTGCCCGTGGTGTCGACTCCCTTGGCGGTGATATTCAAGGTCCGGCCGCTGCGCGAACCCGATGAGCGGACCTCGTCCACCGTGCCGGTAAAGACCGTGCGCAGCCCCTCGTCCTCCCAGCCAAGGGCGACCATCACCTGGGCGCCGATCCGGGGAAGGATGATGCGGCCGTGCGTATCGTCCACCTCCAGGCTCGCAGTGTCTGAATGGGCGCCGACCTTGTCGCTGACGGTAAGCGAGATCAGGACAGGCGCCAGAACGCTGGTGATGTTCGTGCCCGCCACCATCACCATGAACTGCGCGCGCTTCGCCATGGCTCGTCACCAGAGCCGGATCGGATCGAGGAGTTGCGGAGACCGTGGTGTCGGGACCAGCAGGTCGAAAGCCGTTCCAACGGGCAGGAGCGGACCGAGCGCCGCCAGCCCCGGGTCGCGGTCGAGGATTGTTTCGACAAGTCCGGGCATGGGGCGCCGGAACCTGCGCCAGACGAGCAGCGACAGGGTGACGCCGTCGCCCTCGACGACGATCCGTTCAATCACTTCGCTCATGAGAACAACCCCGACAGCAAGGAGAAGAACGATCCATTGGACGGCTTTCCCGTCCGCTTCACGCTGATATCGACCTCGATCACCTGGCCCACGCCCTTGGCGTCGAGATGGGTCGAGCGCTCCTGCACCTTTTCGATGACAACCCAACCCATTTGCGCGCCATCGCCGCGCATGAGGTATTGCGGACGCCCTGACGCGCGCGCCTGCGCGAGTCTTTTCAGATCGTCGAGCCCACCGAAACGGCGCGGGAAAATCCGGGCCTTGATGGTCCAGGTCTCCGGCCCTTCGCCCACCCATTCGAGCGGCGGACGGGCGCCCAGAACCGCCTTTTCGGCAAAGGCGCTCTCATGGCCGTGTTCGTAATCGGTGGCGTTGAAGGGCCAGACCTCGAATTGCACGGGCCCCAGCACCATCAGCATCAAGCGAACCTCAGACCAGTGTCGGCATAGACGCCGCGGAAGATTTCGCGGACCTCGCGCCTGAGCACGGCGCGGACCTGTGCGGTGATCGCTTCCGCATCCGATGCCCCCACGCCGCTGAAGTTGAAGACAGGCGCCACCGTGATTTGCCCCGCGCCCCCAATGGCGCTGTTGGCCGTGATCGTCCCCGAGGCTCCGGGGGTGAAGATTTCTGTGCCGCGCTCGCCAACCAGATAACGTCCGCCGCGCGACACCGAACCGCCACTTGCGCGCGCTCCGGTCAATGGAGCCGCAGGTGGCGCAGGCGCTGCGGAGAACGTGCCCTTGATCCTAGCCCCTACGCTGCTGACGCCGCCCGATATGGCGTTTGCGATGCGTGATCCAAGATCGGACACGTAGTCGATCAGTTCCTGCGCGCCAGCCTTCACGCCGTCGAGCAGGCTTTGCATCAGCTTTTTGCCAGCCTCAAAGAGACTGCCGATGGCGGCTGCGATCCTGCCGGGCAGGTCCGTGAACCATGCGACGACGTCGCCGACCGCCTTGCCTGCAGCGGCGCCCCACTCTCTCCACTTCGCCTCATCGATCTCGCCCGTCACCTTCTGCAAGAGGCCCCACAAGGACCCGATCAGGGAGATGACCGGCTCGAGGGCAGGGCGCACGGGCGCAATCGCGTCCATGAAAGCCGTCCCGAAGGCGACGAACATCGCCTTGACCCCGGACCAGTTGTTGTAAATGAGCGTCCCCGCGGCGGCGACGCCGACCAAAACGGCGCCGACGCCCGTGAGCATAAAGGCTGCACGAAGCGCCACAGCTGCGGCCGTGACCAGCCGCATCGGGCTCAAAAGCCGCAGGAGGCTTGCGCCGACCATGGCGATGGCTGCGCCAAGCCCGCCTGCGGACATGGCGAGGTAAACGCCAAGCAGCGCGCCGCGCAGCACGACGAGCGCTGAGGACAACGCGCTGACTGTTGCAACGACAGCGCCCGCCGCCATCGTCCGGGCAAACGCTGCAATCCCAAGCGCCGCCGCAGCCCCCGCAAGACCGACCGCCTTGATCGCCCCGGCCAGAATGCCGATGGAGGCCGCAGTTCCACTCATGAGAAGGCCGAGGGGCCCGAGAACGGCAAGCAGCGCGCCGATTGCCGCGATCGCCCGCAGGATGGAGGGGTTGGTCTCTGACAGCCGACCGATGGCGTCGGCAATAGAATTGAGCCCCGCTGCGGCTTGCGAAAACACAGCGCGGCCAAAAGCGACCGACAGTTTTTCGAGAGCCGCTGAGAATTCATAGACGGCGCCGACCACGCCCTTGATCGCGATTCTGTAGCGCGACTGGGTGTAACCCTCCGCTTCCTGCTCGATTTGCTGGCGCAGCTTGGCGAGATCGGTCTGCAGCAGAGCCTGATAGCGGGAGAAGTGACGGCCTTCGAGGATTTTCGCCACATCGCCCATGGACAGCGATCCGCTGGCGACCTTCGTCTTCAGATCCTCGAAGAACTTCATCAGATTGACCTTGCTGCCAGCCGCGACGACGCTCTCCTGCACATTCTCGGCGATCTTGTCGGCGTCGACCGCGCTGCCGACCCGCGTGATGTTTTCCTGCACGAGCTGGGTGATCTTCGCCGCGAGTTTCATCGGGGCGTTAACGAGGGCGGGATCACTCAAGAGCTGGTCGATCTGACCCTTGATCGGAGCAATATCGATGCCGCTCGCCAGCAGGCCTGACCCGATGCGCGCCGTCGTGATCTGGCTCTTGCCCTGGATGTAGTCGGAAAGGTTCAGCCCGCCGCGCTCCATGGCGGCGCGGCCCTCCTTGGTGAGACCCGTCGCCAGACGCGTGATCGCCGAGCGCAGAGCCACGCCCGCCTCCGAGCCGTTGATCTTGTTGGCCGAGAATGCGAGCGCCATCGCCGTGATGTCGTCGATCGAACTGCCGGTCGCAGCCGCAGCCGCAGCCACATATTTGAACATCTCGCCCATGTCGCGTAGCGACGCCGTCGACTTGACCGCTGCATAGGTCATGCGGTCGGTCACTTTCCCGGTGCTGGCGATCGCCTGTTCCGTTGTCTCCTTGGGCAATTGGAAGGCGTTAAGCGCGGCCGAGATCATGGTCGCGACCTCGCTCGGCTTCATCTCGCCAAGTATGGCGGTTGCAAGCGTCTGGTCGATCGCCCCGAGCATCTGGTCGTAGTTCAGGCCTGATTTCAGCAATTCATTGCCGGTGCGAATGATCTCGCCGAGCGACTGGGGGTACTTGGCGTTGAGCGCGGCGGCGAACTTTTCAAACTCGGCGCGTTGCCCTGCGGTGGCGTCGCCTAGCGCCTCAAGCATGTTGCCGGCCTTCTCGAATTCGAAGGCCAGCTTCGCTGCATACCCTCCGGCGATCAGAGCAGGGGCGCCAAGGGTGGCGGCGGCAGTCGCCGCATTCGCCCTGACCTGTTGGGCAGCGGCTGCGCTGGCCGCCGCCGTCTGGCGGAACTGACCCGACAGCGTCGCAACATGGGCTCCGCCCGCCTGCCGCGCGGCCTCGCCAATCCCCTTGATCGCGCCGGCGGCGTTGCGCGCAGGCCCGCTCACGAGATCGACCAGGCGCACGATCAGGGATGTGGTGAGGTTGGCCATGTTCTACCTCCCTGCGATCACGATCCGGCGCGCCTCATCGTGCCAGTCGAGAACCTCGCCCCAGTCCATGTCGGCGACCATCGGCAGGGGCGTCGAGAAGACATGAGCCACCTCGCCGATTACGATTGCGGGGTCGATCCCCGCGGTTTCGGCAAAAAATCCGGCAGCATCTGCGTCAGAGCGGCGATGTCTTCGGCGTCCATTTCGTCGATCAATCCGCGCGGGACGTCCGCCAGCAACGCGATCGCCAGAAATCCCGCCTCGGCCTCATCCTGGCGCGAGGCCTTCGTGATGGCGAGAACATCGCGACCCTTGGCCCGGCGCAGGACCACTTCATGATATTGGCGGCCCTCGAAGCCGACCGGTTCAACCAGCGTATAGATCTGAGTTCTGGACATGAGGTCGCCTGTGCGGTTTGAGATCAGGATCAGGTTGGAATGCGCAGGATGCGGCGCTCATCATCGTTCTGCGCGACGCCATCGAGGCGCCAGTCGCCGGAAAAAAAGTCCCAGAAGAGCTTCTCCCTGTCGCCGAACCACAATTCGTAGTGCAGCACCTCGTTGATGGCGTAGTCGTGGCCCTGCAACTCCCCGCGCTTGAAGGCGTCCGCCTCGATCTTGCCGATGCGCCCTTCGATCACGGCCTTGGCCTCAAGCGCTGCGCCAGACCGCTTGTCTCGCACCACCCCATAGGCGGTGAACACTTTTGAGCGCGATGCGCCAAGACCAAACTGGACAAGCAGATCCGGGTCCCAGCCATTCAGCTTGAATGTGGGTTCAAGCTTCTTGACGCCGACGGCGACCTCGATCTGGACGCGCGATCCACCAGGATGATGATCCTGAAAGATTTCTTCCAGCGGCGGCAGTTTCAGCTCGGTCAGGGTCAG